TTATTTAACTGTAATCAAGCCATTAGGCTCAACTGTAAACTCTGGTTTATCTGCCATCGTTCCGTCTGCTTTGAGGTAGTACCAGCCTGTTCCGTCTGCGGACTGGACGAAGGCGTTTGATACCATCGCCCCTTCTTTACCGTCAAGGTAATACCAGGTGTCCTTATACTTGACCCAGCCTGTCTTCATAGCACCCTCTGTGTCGAAATAGTACCACTTGTCAGCGATTTTCTTCCAGCCTGTGGCCATTTCGCCTGATTGGTCAAAGTAGTACCAATTACCGTCTGTGTGCTTCTTCCAGCGGTCTGCAAGCATATAGCCTGATCCGTCGAAGTAATACCAAGTTCCGTTGATTTTCTCAAACCTGTCTTTGGGATAAGACCCGTCTGAGCGCACATACCAGTAGCCTGTATCATTTTTCTGCCAGCCAGTTTCAGCGCCTAGGCCGTTCTCAATATCTCGCTTAAACTGTTCACGGCTAACGCCCCATTTAGCAAGATAGGGATACGGGTCAACGTGGTCTGAGTTGTTGTTAGGCTGGTTATTGGTACAGTATTCATGCGTTTTGATACCTGCCAAGTCGTCTGTGTCAAGAGTCTTCGGCAAGCCTGCTTCGTTTGCTAGATTGCGCAAGAGTTCGATATAGAGACGGTAATCTGCCATGAACTCTTCCTTAGTTGAATGGCTTTCAATCAATTCAACTGCTGCATAGCTTTCCGCATTCCAACCGCCGCCAACGTCCCACGCTCCGTTGTTTACAGGTCCGACCTGCATGACACGCCCGTTACCAACGACATGAGAGAAGAACCCAAGTTCAGGGTTCTTTCTGTAGTGGTAGTCCGCCTCATTCTGAGCGCTTGAGTTGCGGTTGCCTGTTGAGTGAGCGTGTACTTGTCGATAAGGCTGCACCCCAACCTGGGGCAAGCCTGTACGTAGTCTGCTTGTATCGATATCCATTACTCTTGTCCTTTCCAAGCGTCATTCATCTGCTTCACGGCTGACTCTACAAAGGTAGCCAAGTCCTTGTCAGTCATGCTGATGTTGTATTTGGTTAGCTCTGCACGAATTTTAGCACGAGCCTGTGCCAGTTTTTCATCACCTTTATAACCTGTCTCAGCAGCCACCTGCTCCACGGCATGAACTGCGTTCTTGGCTAGGATTTCAGCGATAATAACTGCTTTTTCTCCGCCTTTTCGCAAAAGATAGTCTTTCACTGCTTTCACGATACTGCCTATTGCTACTGCTAAAAAGCCTGTCGCAAAAGCGATAATAAATTCATTAAATTGTGTCATATGTTTTTCCTTTCTTTTATGGCAATGTTGCTGGCCAAGGGTCATCGGTTGTGAATACGATAGGACTAACTCGTATTTGAGATAGTATAGTATCTGTTACTTCTTCTTTTGGCATAGCGTATCTCAATTGAAGAGCGTTTTGATCCGATGTTCCTCCTAAATAAGTGCTACCTAATAAATCTCCTAAATCTCCATATAATCCTGAGAGTATTGAGCTAGAGCTTCTAAATCCTTCTGGAATGACAGCATTCCCTTTTCCTATATCTACTTTGACCCACGTATACTTCTTTGAGCCGATTGTTTTATTAATGATATTACCGCTCTGTTGAGATATTGGTTTCATTCCAAACCAGCCGTATGATAGCCCGTCAAATTTAACAACAACTTCGTCATTAATTCTTCTGATTTGAATTTTAGCGTTTCCTAACTTATTAATAACATTTAACGTTCTCCAACCTGTATCGCCAATCAAGACACGCCAACCTTTGTTGTTGTTACCTTTTTCTTTTATCCACTTAAGAGCGCCATTCGTCGCATTGACATCTACATAGGTTGTTCCGATTTCAGCAGTGATACGCCCTTCCGGCGAACCTGTACCACGGATTTCATGCCCTACGTTATCTGGTAACGGTAGAGTGACATTATTACCCCCGACAATTCCGAGGGTATTTCCTGTCAAGATCAGCCTTGGTTCAGGCTTTTGGTTCAGCACCTTCACATCACGGCCAACCGCTTGAGCGAATTCCTCAAAATTGCTCATGGCAATCACACTTTCGCTGTGTTATACGTTGCGACCAAGTCAAGGCCAGCTAGTTCGTCAATACGACGGCCAAGGTCAGCTAGTTTTTGAACGACTGCGCCCTCAGTATCTCCACTCATGCTAGCGATTTTTTCAGCGATTTCTTTAAGAGTGTCAAGATTTTCAGGAACACCCTCGCCCAAAATGTCGTTTTTGACTTCGGTTTTAGCCTGCTCGATAGCCTGCATTAAAGTAGCGTTGTCAATCTTCGTATCGATTAACTGCTTCATTGTCTTGTTATCCGCTCCCAATGCTTGAGCGAATGCAATCCATTTACTTGTATCCATGTTTTACACCTTTCCTAAGTTATAGTACGTGAGCAAGTCCGGGATTTCCTGACATACTCCAGTCTCGCTTGCAGTTCTACCTGCAAGCTGTTTTTCGACTTCTTTTGCGATGTCCAGCTCATTTAAAGCATGGACTTCTTCTGTGACCAATTCCTTATCTGAGGCGACTATCTTGATATGGACAGATTTATCACTGGGAAAAACATAGCCTCCAGCCGTGATTTCCAAGCGATAACTCCCAATCGGCAAGATAGCGTCCAGATGAAAACTCACACCTTGACTGGTAACAGCTACCTGCTTCTTCCACTGGTAGCCCTCCTTGGTCAGACTAATAAGCGCCTCCTCCCCTTCCAGAGAGGAAATCACTTGGTAGTCTTCGTCTAAGAGGGCAAAACCAAAGGTGGAAGCCAAGTCCCCTTGCTTAATCAGGTGACCACCGTCAATCTGTGCGAGATTGGTCATATTGAGATTACAGACCATTCTGCACCTCTTTCTAATCATCTACTAAGATGTCTTCCTTAATCTCCAATTTCCCAAAATCGCTGAATAAGCGGTCTATGTAGCCGTTACCTCCTAAAGCCTTGTAGCTTTTGTGCAGACTTTCCACTAGTGAAAATTCGTCTTTTGAAGTGAACCCTCTACGAATAGCCCGTCGCATGTCACGGTCAAGGCGCAACTTCATGGTATTTAGATGCGCCTCGTCGTGCACTTTTAGCTTTTCCTGTACTTCATCGATTTTGGAATTGCTATCTTTAGCGGTAGTCTGGACATCTTTGATCTGTTTCTTGACTTCGCTCAACTCTGAAATGATTTGGTCTGTCTGTTCCTTTGATTTCTTCGGCAATTTGTAGCTGAGCCAAGCTATAATAATCGGTGAAGCTGCTGATAGCACGTCCATGAAGAAATGCTCTATTGATTGTAAGACGTCCATAAGCACCTCGCTAGTTTGCCAAATGGCTCAAACCACGTCGCTTCAATTCCTTGCGTACACGGTCTTTCCAGCGTTTATGTACCCATGAAAAGTCAATTGCTCCACGTTCCAGTAGGTTGATGTACATGTCGATTTTTGCTTGGTCTAGTGTAATCTTACTCATTGCTGCTACCTCCATTGTCTTCACTAGGGCTCTCTTGGTTTGTCGTTTCAGAAATGTCATCTTCTTTCTCGCTTTCTTTGTTATCTTCTACCGCTGGGGTTGGTTGTGTAGGCGCTTCTGCTACTGGTTGTTCAGTAGTTGGCTGCGCTGGTGCTGATTCTGCTTCATCAGC